CAGCTTCTCTTTGGTCATTGAGACTTTGGCCAGAGAGAAGTCCATACCCTACATGGATGCGATTTTGCTTCATTGTGAGGGTACAGGGCTTGAGGTTGAATTAGCAGCAAAGCTTATTTCTGGAGCATTGAAGTCAAAGATCAAGATGGAAGCAGAAGAACTTCATTTTCTGCCAAAGTCAAACACAGCAAAACTTCCTTTTTAGGATATAAATATTGAAACTATCTGGGTACGAAACTTATTGCACTTATCTTGCATTGAAGAATCATTTTACCCGTGACAACTATGATTTTTTCAAGTATAATGGTAAGGTAACAGCAAGCAAGGAATCGTTCCTGTCTCGTAAGGATCGGTTTCAGTTTGAGAAGTTGGCCAGAAAGTGTGATGATGTTAAGACACACATTGCATTATGTTTCATGGCTGATAGGACATGGATTGGAAATATGTTAGATGATGATGCTTTAGATTCTACTCTAAGGCATATGCGAAAAGTCCAATCCATGTCCTACGATTTTAAGAATGAACTGGAAAAAGTGGATGATATCAGGTCTCTGTTCAAGATGGAAGACAATGGTTATCCTAAGTTCCTGAATGAATACATGCGTGGTGATATATCGCTTGAAACGATAATCATCCTGAATGCATTCATTGACTTCATTCCAAAGTTTGATGCTAAGTTCAAGGACGATTACCTATGGTCCAAGTTTAGCTTCAAAACACGGAAGTTTGCTCCGTTTTTGCTCCAACAAGTGGACAAAAAAAAGTTCAAACAACTCTTGAAAACCAAGATAAATTCTATTATATATACTTGACACAGGGAGATTCCTGTGCTATTGTATATAAACAATACAACGACATACACTGTAATATGGAGAACATACAATGACAAACTTTGCATCCCTCAAGAAGTCTTCTGCCGATATCGGTCGTCTTTCCAAGGAAATTGAAAAGATCAACGCACCTCAGGGTTCAGACCGTGAGGAAGATAATCGTTACTGGAAGTTGGAACGTGATAAGGCTGGTAACGGCATGGCTGTTATTCGCTTTCTTCCTGCTCCCGCAGTTGACGGCGATGATTCCCTTCCGTGGGTTCGCTACTTTGACCATGGCTTCAAGGGTCCGTCGGGTAAGTGGTATATTGAGAACTCACTTACTTCCATCGGCCAGAAGGATCCTGTGTCCGAGTTTAACGCACAGCTTTGGAATGCATCTTCGGATGAGAATTCCTGGCAGCGTAAGCAGGCACGTGAGCAGAAGCGCAGGCTTCACTACGTTACCAACATCTATGTTGTGAAGGACCCTGCTAATTCTTCTAACGAGGGTAAGGTATTCCTATATAAGTTCGGTAAGAAGATTTTTGATAAGCTTACCGCAGCTATGAATCCTGAGTATGAGGGCGACAAGCCTCTCAATCCGTTTGACTTCTGGAACGGCGCTAACTTCAAGCTTCGCTCTCGTATGGTTGCTGGCTATGTCAACTACGACACTTCGTCGTTTGACAATCCTGGCGCTCTGCTGGATGATGACGCTGAACTTGAGAAGATTTGGAAGTCTGAACACTCTCTCAAGGAAGTTCTTGACCCGAAGAACTACAAGAGCTATGGTGAACTCAAGCGCCGTCTTGAGGACGTTCTTGGTTCTCAGCTTGGATCTGCTGATCCTGTCAAGGATCAGATTACGGATTCGGTTACTCAGAAGCCAAACTTTGAAGCTGCAAAGCAGCGTAAGTCGGTTGAAGACACGCCGCCGTGGACTGATAGTGATGATGGTGATTTGGATTACTTCAAGTCACTTGCTGAATAAAAGATTAGGGGAGCTTTCGGGCTCCCCTTTTTGTTATGTGTGTTTGCTTGGCGCGAAGTGAATATTTTTTTGAGGTCTTAATGTTGCGCTAAGTGTGGCTCTTTCATATGAAGATGGTGTGTAGTGAGTATCAGCCATCATTATTGGTGCAAAATTCATATCTGTTGTATCTGGTACTGGTGGTCTAGGAAGGTTGACTTGCTGTTGCTGCATTGGCACTTCAAGTCTTTGTGTGTCCTCTTGTGTTATCATAGGTGCCTGTTGAGAACCTTCTAGCTCTCCAGGTTCTACTCTAATATTCTCTCTATCATTAGCATATGCTAGAATTTCTTTTGTATCTCTGTTTCTGATTTCTACATTCTCACCAGGCGGCACATCCATTAGACCACCTGTTGCCATAGCTGGAGCTGAGTTTGCAGCAGCTGGATTGTTTTCAATCAAGTTCTGAGTTGCAGAAACAGGATCAGCTTGTGCTATTGCTTCTGCTTCCTGTTGTACTTTTTGTTGTTGTTGTTTCACATATTCTTCTTGTCTTTTGGCATACCATTCTCTAGGATCAATTCTACCAGATTGTAATTCTTCAAATGACGCTTCTGTTCTTCCTGATATTCTACCTGGTGGTCTACCTTCATATTTCTCATAATATTCAGGATTTATTACTTCATAGTGAACGTGAGGGAATTCAGCACCAGCATTACCAGAATAACCTAAAGTGCCTATTTTTTGTCCTGCTGAAATTGTATCACCAACTTTTAGTCCTTCTGCAAATGCTTCTTCCCATGAACTGTCGTTAGTTCCTAAATGTGCCATTCTATGAATTGAACCATCTGAATATTGAACATCAAGTGTATATCCGTAACCTGATGGACTTTTTCTCATTGCTTTAATAACACCATTATCAACAGCAAGAACAGGATCACCAGGTTGACCAGGAATATCTACACCTGTATGTAATTGATTTGTGCCTCTTGGTCCACCAAATGATCTAGATCCATATGAACCACCTGAAAAAGGAACATCTTCCTGAGAAGCGATACTTTTTCCCGACATTGTACCACCTACAGGAAGCATTAAAGGACTTCCTTCAATAGGAGTTGCTGATACTGCCTGTAAAGTGGCGGTATTAACAGCTTGTCTTTTCATCACATCATTAAACTGTTCTGTACCTAATTTTTCCAATGCATGTTCAAACTTCTTTTTCTGGATTTCCGATGCACTGTTATACCAAGTTTGTAGTTTTTGGTCTAACTGACCAATCATTGATGGATCAAATTTAGCAATCACATTATCTTTAATTTTCTGTGCATCAGCTTCAATCTCTTTGACATAACCAATATTACGTTCGTAATTAGACTCAAATAGATTTTGGATTTTATCATCGGCCATTTTCTGAAAAGCTTGCCATGTTGTATTATCACCAGAACCACCAAGTCCATATTTCAATAACTCGCCAAAATTTTGTGGTGGATTTTGAAGATCAGCATTCAAATCACGACCGCCAGTTCTTCTTCTGTAGTCTTGTTGTGCTAAGAATAATGCCGCTCTGTCTTGATTTGCAGGACTAAAATCTGTGATAGGATTATCTGGATTTTTTCTATTGAATGCTGCCACAGTATCATCCCATGTGCCTTTGACAAACTGATATCTGCCAGCAGCAGTACTACCTAAACTACCAAACGTTCTTGGATGATCTTCAAATGAAGCAAACGTTTCGCCACCTGCTATTGTATTATAATTTGGACTTTCACCATAGGCAATCGTATCAAGCAATGCTCTTTCTTGTGGTGATAGATTTGTATTGGCCGTGCTGATAATACGGTTCTTTGTATCCGTTACGGCAGATGTTGCGCCAGAGCCAAATTTATTAAGACCAGCTTTCTCAAATATTTCTTTTACAGCTTTTTCTTCAGGTATTATTGCTTTTGCTGCAACATTACCATATGTTGTTACACCGCCACCTGATTTTGATGCGAGAGGTGCACCAGAAAGAGCTACATCCAATCCACTTGCATACTTGTTAGTTTGACCAACATCTGGTAACTGGTCTCTATAGTACCTAGGAAATAAATTGACTAATTGTCCAGGACTCAAGGCGCCTATGAGATCATTAATTGCACCACTTTGGGCCAATTGCATTCTTTGTGTTGGAACTATATTTAACAGTTTCTTATAGTCAACTGTCATGTTCTCAAGGTTAAATGCCATTATCGTTTCTGCGCCTTCTTAAATGTTGCTGCTTGGTCACGATTTTTCTCATCTAGCTCTTTGATGTGTGCTTTGAGTAAATCAATGTAAATGAATCTTTCCCATGGCATCATATTTTCTAGTTCTGTTAAACTGTATTTGTGGTGCTGCATGAGAGCAAAATTCGTTTTAAAATAATTCATTAAATTATCATGACCAAGCATTATTGAAAAAAACGGGTAAAGTCCGTGTATTTTATGTTATGCTCATACTGACACTTTGGACAAATACTCTTAGAAACAATATGAAATGTTGGTAGATTATCCACAAACTCTTCTAGCTTCTTGTATTGTTCCTGTGTTAAGTCTTCAATAAACGTTTTTAATTCTTCCTTAGAGAAGTCTTTTGTCGTGTAGACTTTATCACCATTAACTATTCTATCCACACAACTACAAATTACTCTAATTTTCTTTTCAAGGAATGTTTCATTACCCATAATCATTTTCATAATGCTGTAGGTTGGATATTTCATCTTGATTGATAGAGTGTTGGAAAATTTAATATCCAATTCAATATTCTCATTTTTTTCTATAGCACAATTTGAAATGTCTATATCAGTTTGAAATACTCCAGCACATTTATTACCATTTACGATATTATTACATGTATAGGACATTTCAATGCTTTCGCCTATAGATTTTGCTCTAAGAGCAATGAACAAATAGTCTATATCAAAGAATGGAAGTTTATCTACATCCAAATCACCAACTACAATACAGTTATTGATTATCTGTTTTGTTGTTTTGATGATATTCTCATTATCTTTTGATTCAACTGCCATAAGCAAAAGTTTTTCTTCTTTTACTAGAAATGGTCTAATCTTGATTGTTTTGCCGTTTGAAGGCAGTGTTACATCATATGTTGGCACATCAATTTTTGGTAAAGCCATATTATATTAACCTCATCTGGTTGTTGGATTTGCGACTACACTAGCACCGTTTACAAGTGAAAATGATTTTTGTTCTGGATCTCTGCCCTTACGCATCCACTTGGTAAATGAGAATGATATAGCTAATCTTTGAAAGTTATCATCTGCCCATGTTACTGGTTGTGGATTGACAAGAATAGGGAATGCATCTGTAAGTGTCCATGCATATGTTGCCACAGGCTCTGTTCCTGTTTCAGAGTTCTCACCGAATTGATACATTTCAATCTGACATACATAATCGTCCTTGTATGAAAAATCAAATGTGTTGGTAGGATTAATTACTTCCATCCAATCATCAAAGAATTGTCTTTCAAACGAATCAGTACGGCACAGGAAAGTCATGGCAGTTTCTTGATATTCTGTCTGATATGGTACTTTGAAATTTGGACCATAATATCTTAAGTCGGCATTCATAAAACCACGACCAGGTAATTCAGCCGTTTCACAAAGATATGTTAGCTGACGCATAAATGGTCCATAACCTAATCTATTCAGTAATGATGTCGGTCTGCTAGGTACGATACGAACAGCAAATCTAGCCGATTTACCAAGACCTCTGTACACACTGGACAGTGCATAGAAGTCTGACATTTTAAGATTTGTTGGTTGATTTTGTATAGTAAAATTTGGCATTTGTTATCCCTGTGCGACCCATACTGCTACGGGTAGTTCTAGTGCTTTGTCCCATTCATCCGCTGTAATCTCTACGAATGAGGAACGAACTTGTGTAAATAGATATCGCTTGATACATGGTCTGGATGCAGAGGCTATTTTCTTACTTCTATTTAATAGGTCATAGGTCATTCTAAGTTTGGTCGTTTCATCCATTTTGGAATTAGACCTGAATTTCATTAGCATGTCCAGCAATGCTTTGCGCTCACCGAACGATAGGTAATGCATATTCAGGCCAAGAAAGCCATCTGGATATCTCTCAATAGGAAATACCAGTGGGAATCTGTCATATATTGGAAGCGTGTCTTTGTGCTTTGGATCGTACCAAAAG